CTGCCATCAGCCATTTGTACAAGAGTGTTAGGATCAAAACAAAATGTTCCCGCATTAGAATCTGTCATTGCTCCGCTACTACCTCCTGGATTTCCAGCATCACCTCTGCCCGATGCAGATTCTCTACCTTGATCTTCAATGGCTTGTTGCTGTTGTTCAGCTTCTCTTCTTGATATATTTTGAGCCCTAGCTGCTGCTTGAATTTGTAATGCTCTTGCTCTCGCAGCATCTCCTGCTGCTTTAGCCTCAGCTTTCTTTTTATTAATTGCATCAATTCTTTGTTGATTTCTAAAGTCACGTATCTCTTGAGCTTTTGCTCGTGCACCAAGAATATTTTGTCCTGCTAAAACTACGTTTCTTATTTGAGAAGTTAGATTAGTTGATATTCCATATTTAGCTGCTATGTCATCGTCGTCAATTGTGCCATCCATTAACCCCTGTATATCAGCATTACTTATACCGTATTTATCTCCTAAAGTTTTACCTATTCTATCTGTTCTCTTATCAATAGTTCCTTGAGTTATATTGTTAAGATTGTATCCAGCCATAACACCTTCTGGTGTATTGTATGCACCCCCAACTACTATTCTACCAATGTCATCAGTTAAAATACCCTGACCTCTTGCTTGGTTTTCTAAAATTGCTCTTTCATTTATAGGCAACATGTTTTGTATTGCTGGTCCTACTCTTGATAAAAACCCTACACCAGGTAAGAAACCTTTAACCTTATCAAAAAATCCAGCTATTCCTGTTTTAGGAACACCTGTTGGAAGTCCAAAGTATTCAGGATAAGATTCCATAGTTTTTAAATCCATAGTGTCAGCATCATCTAGACTTGTAATACCAAACTCATTAAATCTTCTAAACTCTGTGTCTGGTCTAAAATCAGTTCTTATTTGATTCATATCTGGATTAAATGGATTATTATCTCCGCCTCCTCCACCGCCCACATTTAGAGCTGTTGCTACAGGTAATGTAGTTACTCCACCTGTTGTAGTTGGTGAAGTAGGAAAATTAAATGCACCACCTCTAAATCTTTCTTGAGGTATAAAACTAAAACCTTGACGATAGATATCTTGATCAGCTTGATTATAAAAAGAAGGTGCAGCAAATATAGACATTATTGTGAGCCCCCGTTTATGTATTTTATTTCTCTATTAGCATCTTTTAATTTTTCGATGTCAGATAAAACTTTATCCATTTGTCCTCTTAAAAATTCTATATTAACTTTATTTAACGCCATGTTTTCTATGTGCGCGTTTAACTTATCGGTAGTCTTATAAAGATCTTCGATCATCATAAATTGTTCCGAGTCCGCGGGAAGCGATCCAAGTTGGCCCCGTGGCCATTTTATTCTAAACTCTGTATTCTCTTCAAGATCTTTCTCCATAATCTGTATACGTGTGTCTGCAACATTAAGACGTTCTATAATTTGAAAGTAACCCATTGTGCCTAGTGCTACGATTATTATCAATGAAGCTACCGTTTTCATCGGCATTTGCACTGCCGCTTCTTCAGATATGTTTAATGGTTTCTTACTCATCTTTATCAGAAGATGCACCTAACGATGGCATCTTAGCTACCTTTATTTTAACAGATCTTGTTACGTGTTCTCTTTGTGTATCTGTATCTGGGTTGTTAATATCGTCCTCAGCCTCTTGATCTGAGCCATACTCATAGTTTGTTTGTGTATTTCTTAATACAACTTCAGCCTCACATTGAACTACTGGTACTTTCTTACCATCTACTTCTATATATTCGACTGATCCTTCTTCTTTAAAAGCCATAATTATTCCCTGTTTATTTGTAGCACAGAAAGCACAATATGTAACCTGTTTCCTGTACCTGCTGTTGCTTTAATTATCTCACTTTCTTGTAGCACAATAGGGCTAGAAAGTAATTCTACTGTTTGATTAGCAGATATGGCCTTAGTTTTAAACAAACTAAAGACATTTGCTGACGCGTCTGTTAGCGTCAAAGTTATAGAATCCGCGTTCCCCGAGTCCTCAGATACTAATATTGATTTTACTATACCAGTTGTTGATGCAGGAACTGTATACACAGTGGTTACACCATTAGTTGTTAAGTCTTTTTTAGCGTTTGTAAATACGTTAGCCACCTATAAACCAGGACACTCGTTCCTGCTCCTGTTTTACTTCATCCAAAAACGTAGAATTTAATTGGTCCTTCATAATTGTCAAAGCTCTGTTAATTTGTTTTTGATTTGATACATCATATTCTTCTTTTGGTTCTGGTAATCTTATATTTATTTTAGTCATTATCTTCTACCATCTGATTGCACATCTAGTTTAAGAGTACCAAATCTCCAAGATTCACTAGCTGTATCATTTTCTATTTTAATATTTATATATCGTCCTCTAGCTCTAGTATCTTTTTTAATTGTGGTAGAGTTAATTGTAAAAGGACTTAATGCTGTATTAGTTTGAGCTTCTTGTGGGTATCTTTTTATACCCAATGTTACTTTTGCGTTACCTTGTAATGATTTAAAATCAGGTATAAATCTTCTCATCTTCATAAATACTTCACCAGCAACAGCAGGGGCTATTGGATTTCTAGACCTTTGTTCTATATCTATATCATATGACTTTATAAATGATGTAACTGATGTAGTCGTACCATTTGGATTTACTTGATCTGTGCCTACTTCGTGCTCAAATAGTGTGGTTTGTCCTAGTCCTGATTGACCTACAATTACAGGAAATGTACCTGAAGAATTTACATCATATTTAGTTGCAAAAGGTTTTGGATATATAGTTGCATCTACCCAACTAGTTCTAGATTCTGTACCGGTATACCAAACACCACCTACAACTCTAGTCAAAGCAGATTCACCAAAATTAAGAACAACATATTTATCGTTATAATCAGAACCCGCGCTTGGATACCACCAAACAACTTCTGTAAATAAATTATTTAATCCTGCATTTACTTGTTGTCCTTTTGTAGTGTCAATATTTTCAAACACATGATCTTCTACAGTACATGGTAATGATTTTACTGTACCATCAAATGCAAAGAAGCCTTTAGGTGACATCCAGTAAGCGACACCATCAACTTCAACACATGCATTCTTACCTATTAAACCACAGTTTGTTCCTACTTGTTCAAAGCCAAATGTAAACGGAGCTCCAACAAACTTCATGGTATACAATGCATTATCTGTAAAAATTAAAATAGTTTCTTTTGCTTTTAACACACCCATAATTTTTGTACCGTCTTGTAGTCTTTGTGTGCCTGCAGTGTTTGTTGCAGTGGGTGCATATGTATTAATCGCTTCTTGATCAGAGAATCTTATAAACATATCGTCTTGTGTAGCTGTGTTACCAATAGTTGTTTCAGTTGCAAGATGTATTAAGTGTCTAGTTGTTGGTGACACAAGTGTAATTCTACTTGCTGTTGGGTTATTATTAGTTTCAAAGCTTGTTGTTGTAGTTGATGCACGATTATTTAATGCAGATGCTGCACCACCATTCCATGTAAATGTTTTACCATTTGCAATGGTTGCAATTAATACTTCTCCAAAATTATCTAATGACCATAGTCCTGGCTCTAGAGATACATCAGAGGCTGTTGCAGCTTCACCCCAGTTACCATCGCCCCAACCAGCAACACCCCAACCATAACCATATGTTTGTGCTCTTGGTCCTACAGGCTCGTAAGGTTTTAAACTTAAACTACCACCAGTAGACACTGTGCCTGATGCATTAGATGATTGCGTAATTGTAAACGTACCTGTTGTAGGCACTGTTATAACTTGAAAGTTTTTATCTTCAAAATCAGAATTACTAAAACCTGTACCACCAGGTAACGTTACAGAATCTAATTGTACTATGTCTCCGACAGCTAAATTATGTGCAGCTTTTGTAATTGTACATGTAGGTGAACCATTTGTAGTTGCAATTGTTGCCGATGTTAAAGTAGTTTTCAAAGGTGTAATGTCGTGAAGTTTGCCTTCAAAGTATATTAATAAAAATTTATCTGTACCTATAGCAACATACCTATTACCTTCTAGATCAGTAAAAGCATGCATTGCTCTTGCTACACCTACTATTGTATCTGTAACAAGTGATGACCACCCACCAACTTTTTCAGGTAGGCCGTATCTAAACCTAACATTATCAGAATCAATCCAACGGTTTTCTGCACCAGAGTCAGAAGATTGTTTGTCTATTCCAGGAAGAAATTTGTACTCAACTAGAGCCATCTGCTAGCTCCTATATTTTATCTTTATATGCCCAGCCTCTTGTTGCATTTACATATACTAAAGTAAAAGCTGCACCATTTGTATTAACTACTAAATTAGAAGCTGCTCCTAATATATTTGAGCCGTTTCTTGCAATTGTAAGATTGTTAGAGTTAACATTGTTTCCACTATCAATAAAGGTGACTTCGTTACCGATAGCAGGTGACGCTGGTAGGGTTACTGTTACTGAACTATTGATACCGCCTGAAGATGTATCAATTAATAACTGATCCCCATCTACTGCAGTATATGCTCCTGGTACTGTGTAGTACCCTTTATTAATTAAACCTTTATTAACGTTAGTACCATCTGAATATACCAAAGACTTAGATCCAATTGGTAAAGCTATTCCGGTCCCCGATACAGTTTTAACTGTTAGCGTGTAATTTGAAGCTGATCTAGCTGTAGCATCTTCTACGATAAATACTCTTTCTGCACTATTAGGCATAGTAACTGTTCTGTTAGCTGCTAAAGTTCCTGTTAGTTTAAAGTATAAATTTTTACCATTTGATACAGCATGGTTTGATAATGCTAAAGCAACATCGCTAGATGCTACATCTATAGCTATGTAACCACTAGCTGCTTGTTCTAATATTTGTAGGTTTGTGTTTGTAATTGTACCCCAGGTACCTGACTTTTCACCTGTTGTAATTAATTCTAGTTTTAAATCACTTGACGTACTTGATGCCATAATTCTCCTATGGGTTTAATGGGTCAATAGGCACCCATGTCCCTGTTGCGTTTGGATCTATATCATTCCAAGATACCACATTAACGGTACCATTGGCAAGGTTAATTCTGCTACCTGTAGGGTTAACTCCAAAATCTACTTCAGCGTTTCCTATAGCAATATTGACCCTTTTACCAGTGGCTAATACTACAACGTTCTGAATGCCGACTCCGGCAAAAGTTGTGGCTGAAAACGATGTTGCTCCAAAAAACATATTATGGTATCTCCACCCAAGTTTGTGTTGCGTTTGTAGGCACTGCTTCCCACATTCTTAATGTTATATCAGACGTACCTAATTCAAATCCTTCACCAGAAGGTAGCGCTTTTGCTTTAGCCAATACAGTTACATCACTTGTGCCTATATTAAATCTTTTGCCAGATACAATCGCAGTTGCATTTGCCTTAGCTGTTGCATTACCGAGACCTATTTCAAAGCCATTACCAGTAACTGATAGATTACATTTACCAATAATTGTAACATTACCAGTGCCAATGTTATATCTATTGCTTGTTATAGTAGGTACAGCACCAGCTTTTGTAGTAACTGTTCCTTTAGCTAATTCAAAACCATTACCAGTAACCGGTACATCTTTAGGTATGGAAGCTTGAGCATTACCAATGCCTAGTTCTAATCCATTGCCAGATAATACTTCTCTCGCTTTACCAATAATAGTTACATTACCGGTAGATATATTTACTCGATTACCTGTGATTGAAAAATTAGCATCTCCAGATATTGTAGAGTTGCCAATATTTACATTGATCCTTGATCCAAGGACATTGACAAA